GTTGAGCTTCTCAATCCGTAGACCCAACGGCGTGACGGAGGTGACTTCGGTTCAACTTATAAGGATTAACACTGGAGCTTTCATTTCGAAGACGGCCGCTGTGATCCCTACACGCGTATTCCCTGGTGGTGCCGATTTGTATCAGACAAATGGGTTTAAGATTTATGCAGTCAAGAATACAGGTTCTGACTTCACATTTGACACTACAAATACCCAGGAAATCGTGTTTGAGACAACATAATCAATCTGGTCAACTTCATAACATCTAGATGTTATGAATAGGCCTTGCAATTAGGTTAAACTTTACATGAGGTACAGTCTCGATAGTACCAAAGTAGGAACAAACTGATGATGAGGACGATGATGCCCGTTGAGATCATGATCCGTTTCCTTTTACGGTAGTCTTCTCTTGATGATAGACCCGCTACACCAGCACCTGCCAATGCGATGGGAACAACCATGCACATACCACAAAAATCTTCGCGAACTTCTGCCATTTTGTATACTTACCATGATATTTTACGAGAGACGCGTCTACGACCTACCTTCGGCATCCACCTCATATGTGGTTTGGTTCCTATTCCAGATCTGCTTGCTCATGAGATCCTCCCTGTGGAACTGGCTATCCCTGATCCAACTCAAGCAGTTCTTGTTGTCCATGCTGGCCCTACAGTAATGAGGTTTGTACGAGCCCATGGGGTCTACGTAATCCTCTTTCACTACGAGACCGGGGTTAATGAACAACTCGGATACGAAAGGTACGGCTAAGTCTTTGCCATAGTAGTACGTGTTTTGACCTCCGTGAATGTCTGAATATGAGCCGTAACTAGCGGCTTTGTGACCCGTTATATACGGCGTGTCCCACACCTGCACCTTACCATTGATAGGGATATTGTCAAGCGCTAACCTCTGCCCGCCGTGTGCGGGGCTTACAAGACGTGGGTCTAAGCTGACGAACGAGACCTTGTTGCACACGTCGTGAGCGTCCTGAGACGTACATGGTACTTTCTCAAAGTCGGTGTCCAATGAGGTAAGAACGTTCAACCTTACGTAAGCGCCACCGCAAGCGTCGTATCCGCCTGTAACGGGGTGAACTGATACGCGTATGGGAGGACAAGGTCTCGTTTGAGGACGAGGTCTCCTACCGTTTTCACTTTGATAAGTTGTAGTCTTCGTAGTCTTCATCTTTTTGATATGGGTAGGACATTGTAAAAAATATCTATGTTTAAGGAAAAAGATGGACGATATTATGATATTGATGAACAAAGTCATCATCGACATCCTCGGGGGGTTCGACGACACCCAGTTCGGGATTTTTGATGACGACGAACAGGAGGAACTTCGGCACATCTGGCGTAACGACGCCAAACGTGATGTAATGAACTTCATTAAAATCCTCTCACCCGCTCAGAAACACCGAGTTGCGATATGGGCCGCCAATCGCACAGAATACAAAGTAAACGTCCTCGTAGCGGCCCTCAAGAAGTTTACCAAGTTTTTGGGGTCGGCCAGTTACGCCGGCCACACCATCTACCCCAAGCCCATCAAACCCGCACGCGTCAGAAACACGACCATCTTCCGTAGTATGAAAAAAACAAACCAATAATGAGGAAGGAGTGGGGGCAATCGATGGCATGCTGCTTCTCCCAGAGGCACGAGGAGGACGATTTTGATCTGATCCCATTATGCCAGTTCAATGACTAGTTCAATGTTGACTGACTTAATTCCAATTCATAACCACCCGTAGTTATGAGTACTTATTGAAGCCTCTAAAGCTAATCATTTGTATAACAAAATGGAATGTCATATCTGTTGTAAAAGATATACTTCAAAATTGAGGCGAAAGTATAAATGTATTGAATGCTCGGAAAGTGCGTGCACCGAATGCGTATTCAAACATATGATGAACAACCTAGGAGACCTCAAATGCCTCTTCTGCGATGCTCAGATCCTCATCACCGACCTGAGGGAGTACCTGTCCACCTCCAAATACAATCATCTCGCTGATAAAGAAGTAGATCACCTCTTTCAACTCGAGATGGGCATGCTCGACTCATCAAAAGCTACCCTCGACGAGGAACAACGCCTCATCGAGATGGGTGGTGTCATCAAATGGATGCGTAAAGATGGGATGGACGACGCGCAGATCTTCCACGCACTCACCGAGATGGGATACATGAAAGAGGAGCCTAAGAAAAATCTTTCACTTCTTCACATGTGCCCTAAATGTGACACCCCCTTGGATCGTGACACGCGGGGCCATTCTGAGGACCAAAGCAGCGCGTACATCTGCGACTCGTGCGAGATCCGATTTTGCGGCCTCTGTGATGAAGAGATGAAGCCCAATCATGAGTGCGACCAGGAGGTTTTAGAGACTCTCAAGCACATACACGCTACATGCGAAACCTGCCCCAAGTGTCGGGTTGTTATTGAGAAGGAGAGTGGTGGTTGCGACCAGATGTTCTGTACCAAATGCAACACCACCTTCTCATGGACCACGCGGCGCATCTTACCCAAGGGGGAGATCCGCCACAACCCCCACTTTTACGAATGGCAGCGTCAACAAGAGGGGGCTGCGCGCAACCCATTGGACAACCCATGTGAAGGACACTTCCTCATGAAATGCCAAGAAGAGCTCAACGACATCACCATCATTCCAGAGACGCTGGTCATCAATACCACCCTCAAAGGCGCCCAACAGAAAGGAATGACGGTTGAGAAGGGATCTTACCTCAGGTTTGTACAGGGTACGCTGGTCCGTTCGGTAGAGACCATCGTGGGTATCCAGGAGCGAGACGACTTCATCAGACACCAATTCAGGGCACGCTACCTCACGAAACGCTTCACCCACAAGCGCTGGCAAATGCGATTCAAACAACACGTCAACACCCTGCGCAGAAACAACGAAACCAAGACACTGCTGCTCGCATGTCTTGATGCTCTCTACTATATCACCATGAAGGAGGATGGGGATACACTCATGCTGGAGCAGTTGTTTGCCTTCATTACGACCGAATTGAAGATGATTCAGGAACACTATGGGAGGACGTTCAACTACGTCATCAGCACTGAGAACGTGGTGCTGCCATACATGACTTGAATCGAAACTTGAAATACTTTGAGGTTGAAATATACCAAATACCAAATACCAAATATACCATGCAAGAATACTACTCAAAGTTTATAAACAAGCCTTGGAATTGGAAGTGGTTGTCTGGAAATCCAAACATTACTTTTGACTTCGTGGCTGCAAATCCGGACAAGCCATGGGATTGGAAGTGGTTGTCTAGAAACCCAAACATTACTTTTGACATTATGGCTGCAAATCTGGACAAGCCCTGGAATTGGAGTTGGTTGTCTGAAAATCCAAACATTACTTTTGACATCGTAACTGCAAATCCGGACAAGCCTTGGGATTGGTGGGCGTTGTCTAGAAACCCAGCTATTACTTTTGACATCGTGGCTGCAAATCCGGACAAGCCATGGAATTGGTATGAGTTGTCTAGAAATCCAAACCTTGCTTTTGACTTCGTGGCTGCAAATCCGGACAGGCCATGGGATTGGGAGTGGTTGTCGTCTGAAAATCCAAACATTACTTTTGACTTCGTGGCTGCAAATCCGGACAAGCCATGGGATTGGAGATGGTTGTCTTTTAATTCAAACATTACTTTTGACATTGTGGTTGCAAATCCCGGTAAGCCCTGGAATTGGAGTTGGTTGTCTAGAAATCCAAACATTACTTTTGACATCGTGGCTGCAAATTCCGATAAGCCATGGAATTGGAGTTGGTTGTCTAGAAACCCAAATATTACTTTTGACATTGTGGTTGCAAATCCCGATAAGCCATGGAATTGGAGTTGGTTGTCTAGAAATCCAAACATTACTTTTGACATCGTGGCTGCAAATTCCGATAAGCCATGGAATTGGAGTTGGTTGTCTAGAAATCCAAACATTACTTTTGACATTGTGGCTGCAAATCCGGACAAGCCTTGCGATTGGTGGTGGTTGTCTGGAAATCCAAACATTACTTTTGACATTGTGGCTGCAAATCCGGACAAGCCCTGGGATTGGGGGTGTTTGTCTGAAAATCCAAACATTACTTTTGACATTGTGGCTGCAAATCCGGACAAACCCTGGGATTGGGGGTGTTTGTCTAGAAATCCAAACATTACTTTTGACATTGTGGCTGCAAATCCGGACAAGCCCTGGGATTGGGGGTGTTTGTCTAGAAATCCAAACATTACTTTTGACATTGTGGCTGCAAATCCGGACAAGCCCTGGGATTGGGGGTGTTTGTCATATCATAAAATGAAACTACAACGAAAAATACTCGAGGAAAAAGAAGCAGCAAGAAAAATATCAAGATGGTGGAAAGAAGTTATGTACCACCCAGACTCTAAATTTGTCAAGGAGACCCTGAGTAGTCATTTTTATAAATTGAAGTATTGATGTCGTTGTCATCACATCTGATGGATTCGACCCTTAACCACCCTAAATTTATAATGTGAAAACATTATAAATTCCAAACGGAAAATCGTCAACTTTCTCGTCCAGAGCGATACGCGTCAAATATTCGGTCATACTTTATTTTTAATGGGCATTTTCGGAAAAATTCAAATATCAAATGTTTGATATTTGAGACGAATGTTCGAGACGATTGCATATTTCAATAATTTGACGAAGATATTTTGACGAGGAAGACTGAAACTTACCGAAAGGGTGACGAAAGCTGACAAAAAGATGACGATAAAAAGATGCAAAAATGTGGCAAAACAGACCAACTGCACCGGCCGAAACCCCCAAAAAAATCTACAGGACGGGGAAGCCCAATGCTCCACCGGAAATCCTAATAATGTTCGTGTTCAGACCAATAATGATAAACTCGAAGGTCTGGGCGTAGTCCTGTCCGGATCCAGCTACACCAGTACCACCAGCACCCACGACGGCGGCTGAAGAGGCAGCGGGCACGACGCTCACGTTGGTCAACTTACCGTAATTGGTAGAACCAAGAGGGTCGACGTTGTAGAAGGCCAATGAGTAGGAGTACATATGGTACCCAGTTGGCTCTGGAATGCTGGGCGCCTTGTAGAAGGGCTCGACGAGGGAGTAGTAGTCTGAACCCATCTGATTCAGACGGTTGGTGTTCTCATAAGTGAAGGTGGTGTTGGCAATAGGATCGAACGAACCAGATGGTTCAAACACAACCACCTGAGGACCTGGGACGGGGGATGCGGATGTGTAGTTGGACCAGATGTTACTGTTGGTGATGTTCCTGACCGCGAAGAACAGAGCCTTGATGGAGTGGGAGAACCTAATGTCGTAGCTCTGGTTGGGGTTGGTGAGTGGAGTAAAGTTCTGTCGGGGGGCCGTCTGCACCTGCTCAATGAGCATGTCTCGGGGCGCGCAGGCCATTCGCTTACGCTCCTCATTGGACACGATCGAGTAGTTAGCCCAGACCTGGATGTTGGTGAGCTCTGGGGCCACGGCGATATCGGTTCCGACGACAGGCACCACTGATGGGTTGGTGTTGGCGGCGGGGATGCTGTTGTCGAGGATGAGCAGCTCGTTCCAGTTGCGGAAGTTGAAGGAGATGCGCATCTCGTTGTAGGGTAGGGCAGCGGTGGGAAGGGCCACGCCGCTGTCACGGGAGAAGAAAAAGGGAAGAGGAAGATTGAGGGTCCGGCTGACCAGGGGAGAACCGACGACGTGTGGAGCGATGAGGCTGTCCACGTTGCCGATCATGTTGTCATAGCCCACACGCTTACTAGCGCTCACGGTGAAGGCGGACCAGAAGTCTAGGAAGTAGTTGTCGAATCGCTCGGCCACGAGATCGTTGAACGAGATGCTCGCCTCTCTGATCAGGTTGTGCATGAAGTTACGAGTCCAACGAATCCTACCAGCAGCTTGAAACCGGTTGTTTGCTAGGAGGGTGACCTCGGGCATTGTAAGCCGAAGCCATGCCTGAAGGAGGTAGTCGCCCGCTCTGGAAATGGAAACGGACCAATCCTGGTTGAAGCCCGCTGCGCCCGAGGAGCGGGAGAGGATGACCGGCACCTGGGTGAACCAGGTGGACTTGCGGGTCTCTCGGACGAAATACGCAAAAGCCTGGTTTGAGCCATATTGATACTTTTCAATCTCGTCAAAAGTGGCAAGATCAATGAATCCGCTAGTGATATTTGATCCAGTAGTCGTCATTTTTAAGATAGCGAAGATAATTTTTACAGAGGCAGCCTTATCAACAAATGAATTCAACCATACCCAACCTCATGAAACACTCAGAATAGGGACAGATACGACCAGTACCGGTCCCTACATGACCATCTCATTACCATTCAAAATAGTCTGCGTATCCCTCTTTATTTTCAGAGTATAGGGTGATTCCACTACCGATAGCGCCAATGATGACGGCTGCAACACCCGCATACAGCATCCAACCCGTCCTCTCAATTTCCTTGAAGCCACTTGCGTTGATTACGGCGGGCGTGTCCGGTACGAGTCCAGGCCCCCTGATCTTCTGTTCCTGCACCCATCCGTTGGAGGTGTCGTACCTGAAGATGTACAGGTATGATGGGTTGTATTGGTTAGCGTACACGTATACGTCGTCAGCCACGGGTGAATCAAGCATGGGGAGGTTGTACGAAGTGTTGTTGGCTCTGGGTATTGAGGGGTTGATGTAGCCCCATGCGATCCTGTTGAAGGAGCGTGTAGTGATTGCGCCTCTCGGTTGCCATTGGATGACCATTTGCGACCAGACCCCGTTGGTTGTATTGAGGTAGACGTCTCCTTTCACGGCGGTCGCGAGGGATGGGTTTGTGTTGGGGTCGAGGTCTCCCTGGAAGAACATGGGATATCGTAGTAGTTTGACGTTGTCCGGTTTAATGGCCGTTCTGCACTCGTCGGCTACACCCGAGTAGAACCTTGTCACCGGGGCGTCTAGGACCGTGTACGTGCCGTTCTGGGCGATCTCGATACCTTGCCAGTCGAACGCCTTGCACGTGTCCTCGGATTTGCACGCGTTCGAGGCGTCTACCGTGTTGGCGTAGGTCCGAGGAGGGATTCGCTCCCCGGTGGCTGCGCAGAGAGGTGTGTTCTTGACGAAGGATGAGAAACCAACCTCCTTCATGACCTGCTTACCTTTGACGTAGTACAGAACCAGAAGGATGATCCCTGCTACCAGGATGATGGGAAAGATGAACTTGAGGATGGCTCTGCCAGCCACGACGCCTCCGATCACGGGGACGCCTATGAAGACGGCGAGTAGGGCTACGATGACCCAACCGGAGACGCCTTCTGATTTGGCGCTGGCTGTCTGGGATAGGTTGGATGAAAGGTCTTGAAAGAGTCGGTTGTTGGATACGGCCTGCTCGGAACAGTTCTGGAGGATGTCGTATATTTGCTGGAACACGTTGTCCTGGATGTAGACGTTACCGGAGACTCGCTTCACGACGACGGTTTGGTGTTGGCGGTTGAATGCCTTGCACGTCTGGCCTATGGTCGTGAGGAGGTTGATGGTGGCCTCCATGAACAGGTTCATTGTGTTCTGCGCGTCCGAGAACTGCCCCAAGTTTAGGCCAGACGTGACGCTCTTGGCTTCTTGAGCTAGTTCCTGTATGATAGATTGCTGGGCCTCCTCTGTCGTGAGGGCGTCCAAGAGAGTGTGCATGTTGACGTTGGCGAGTTGAGTGAACGTGTTGCCCGAGATGTGCACGTCTCCGTGAACGTCGCGAACGCTGACGACCTGGGCCATGTCCTGAGAAAGCTGGGTGTTTTGGATGATGTTTGAAGATACCCTGGCAATTGCCCTGGTGACCGCATTTGATACGTTTTTGGATACTGAAGCTCCCATTTTTATCAAGGTTAGATTATTGAGGTGTCGTGATGCCCAACTTGGTGTCCCAATAGTCTCGTCTACCTCTCATTGACGAACCAAGAGAAGTCGGTTTTATAACGACGTGGTGGTTATAAAATATGGTTTCAATACCATACGCGTAGTCCTTCACGTAGTCCACACGGCTTTAGTCACCGGAGACGACAAAGATCTAACCTGTTGTGATGTGCGTGTTCACTTTTGTGTTGCTCACTTTTGAAGCAGAGCTTCCAGTCTGGGACGTATATCGTGCTCCAGTTCCTTGTCTTCCCACGACTTGCGGTCCGTGAACTCGAAGGCCTTAATATGGATGCAGTTGTCGGGCTGTGCCGAGTACACCTCGGGATGGTCGTCGATAATGTACGTCCTGTCCATGTCAAAGTTAAGAAGCTCAAATTCATCCTTCAGGATGTTGAGAGCCTTCTGCGTATCCTGGAGTCGCCTGGACTTTTTACAGTGGTAAGAGAAAAGGACGTAGTCCAGCCTACGCTCGGGGTGACCCTTGAGGATGAACTCGTCAATGATGAACAGGGCGTAGGATTTGGAAGCGGCGGTCCACACGCTCACGTTGAAGTTCTCGAACAAAAAGTCTAGGAACTCCTGAAGACCCGGTCGCTCAAAGACCTTGTAGGCACCTTCCATGTTCTCCCACCTGAATTGCTTCATTCGTGGTTTGAAAATGGGTTTCTCCTCGTGTTTGGCTAGTGAGCAGATGAGGGTGTTGTCTAGATCGAGTAGGATGTTGATACGGTTCGGCATCTTGTGGCGCCCCAAAATTGGCGTTACCTCATACATCTTTTGTTATGGGGTAGATAAGATCCCAATCGATAAGATCCCCGATAAGACCCCAATCCTCTATGTTATGGTATGACGAGATTTTCTGTTGAGATAGTAAAAGGGGAAGTGATGTTAATTAAACTCGTTTTTATTTTAGTAGTAGTCCTGTTGGTAGCGTCAGCGTACACCATGTCGTGCGAACAGGAGAAGGCTTCCAAAATGGCGTTACTCAAAGCAACCCGTGATGAGGTGGGGGATGTGTCACAGGAAGTGATGGAGTGCAACAGTGCCTTGATTGCTATAAACAATGAGATTAAAACACTCAGGGATCAAATCGTTAAAAAAAAAAGAGAAGATCTAAGCGGGTGTAGGGTTAAATTTAATAATGAACTTGATAATTACAAGAAAATATACAAGAAATGGAAAGGGGTCGAACTCACACAGGCTGAAATCGATGCGTTTAAGCGTCGTCTGGGTATAAATTTCTAGTGATCATGAAACGACAGGGTCCGAACCAGAATACATACTTGAATAAATACGTTTAGTGATTATCCTACAATTTAAAAAGATGCAACATTCTCAAATCAACCCAGGGCGTGGCGCAGGCCGCCCTGTTCCTCAACCGCAGGTCCTGCGTCAGGCGCAGCGTCGGGCAGACGGGTCAATGACCGTTGAGGAATGTAAGAACTATATCAACCAGAAGATCATCTCAAATTCCAGGTACCAACATATCGAACATGATACCGCGGGAGACATTGATCAGTTCAATGCCTCGAGAGTACGTGAAGACCTGAAGTTCAAAACAGAACCATCTTTCACTTCAAACCTATTCGAGCACAAACGAGTGATCACTAAGATCTGGCATAAGAACAAAAACCTAGACTCGCGAGCGGTTGCCAACACGTTCAAGTACATCTTCTACAAGTTCAAGAAAGGCATCTTCATACGCATCGCGGACAACAAACTCCAGACTTTCCTCCCCTTTGAGAACGCACACTACAAAAACGAGTTCGGACACATCCTCAAAGTAGACCCCAAGTACGGATCCGTTCAGGACTTTCTGGACCACGTCTCCAAACTGCTAGGCTACAGATCAAGCAGACAGAAAATCAAACCGTTCGATGAGTGGGTGGCCAACAACTCCTTGGTCCGGTATGAGGTGGAGCAGGACACGTCCGTGGCTGCTGCGTCTGGCAACAACAAGATTGTATTACTTGACATGTTCAGGACCCTATGCGAGGAGCGAGACGTTCCAGACATTGAGTTTTTCATCAACAGACGTGACTACCCTCAAATGAAGATGGACGACACGGAACCGTACAACCATATATGGGGCACCAAACACCAACCACTCGTGTCCCATCAATATGCCAAATACGCACCCATCCTATCGGGATCGTCTACGAAGATGCACGCGGACATCCCATTCCCCACGTACGAGGATTGGGCCCGAGCGACATATCAGAAGACGGGGCTTGTGTTTCCCAACGCGTGTCGAGAGTACCCAGACGTCAAACCAACGCCTTGGACCGAGAAGATCGAGAAGGCAGTGTTCAGAGGAGCCACCACCGGTTCGGGCGTCACGTCGGACACGAACCAGCGTCTCAAAGCTCTTGAGATGGGGGTCAAGCATAAAGGGTTGTTGGACGTAGGAATAACCAAGTGGAACCTGAGACCTCGTAAGCTTGAAGGGTCCCCCTACTTCCAGACAATTGAGAGGAGTAATTATAACAGGGCAAACAGGCTCAATCTCCAAGAGCAAAGCCGGTACAAGTACATCCTCACGTTGGAGGGACACGTGGCTGCATATCGGCTATCCTACGAGTTGTTGTCAGGGTCCGTTGTCCTGCTTGCCGAGTCGCAGTGGCAGATGTGGTACTATCCCTTCCTGAAACCGTACGAACATTACGTGCCCGTAAAGGAGGATTTGGGAGACCTCCTCTCTCAGATCGAGTGGTGCAAGGCCAATGATGCCAAGTGCCAGCAGATTGCCAAGAATGCACGCGCCTTCTACGACAAGTACCTTGGTACAAGGGGGATCTTGGACTTCCTTCAAAAAGAGTTATGGGAGTTGTCGGCCAGGACCAAGCATTACAAGTACCTCCCAGACCTCACGATCTGGGCCATTGAGGACGAAGAGAGACAATTATTTGACGAATTAAGAGAAGGACGTCCGTCCTCGTCCGTCCTCAAATTCACAAACACCACGTACAGCTACCAGTTACCCAACAGTCCGAGGTGCGTGGGTACATTGGATGCTATGTTGAGGGTCATGAGGTCAAAAAGTATAAACGACCTCGCTTGGAATGGGACCATCTTCAGGAACGTCAACGGTACGATAGACCGGTTCGCAACAAACGGGGTCGGCGTCGTGGGGAAGAGAGCAAACCACCGAGGTAAGATGCTCGAGCACGTACACGAGAGCTACATTGGCCTGCGGGCTATAAACAAACTGGTGGCGCGTACTCCCAACTTTGCGTACGTGTTTGGACCCCTCAAAGACGCCCAGGACATGGTGTTCGTCGAGTACATCGAGGGTGTGACGCTCATGAACTGGCTCAAATCGCCTCAGTACAACTTCAAAGACTTTCTTTCGATCCTGGTTCAGCTCAATCTCGCTCTCTCGGTAGCCCAGAACTACGTTGGATTCATCCACTACGATCTCTATCCGTGGAATGTGATGGTCCAGAGCTCCAATAATATCAGGTACTATAGTGACAAGGAAGGAAAGCAAGCGTTCACGTACTTCCTCGGTTTCCACCCTACAGGAGCGCAAGGAGCGCGGCAACCCCGTAATCAGAACGTCGTGACTCTCAAACAACCCAACGTGGTTCCTGTGATGATAGACTACGGCAAGTCCAGGGCTATCGTCTACGAGCCCAAGTACGGGACCGTCGACCACGGATTCGCAAACCTGTACCAGCACAACTCCATCGTTGACTCCCTCACGATCCTGTACGGGTCGCTTAACGTTCTGAAGGACGCCAGACGCCTGGGTCCTAATGAATTGAAGCTGCTTGATTTCCCGAAGCGCTTGGGTCTTGGCTCACCCGAAGATACGAAGCGTTGGGGTAAGTTCGGAGCCCTTTTCGATTTCAAACCAAAGACCAAGACTGGTGCCAACGTCGTACCCAAGAACTTTATGGACTTTATCATGAGCACGTTCAGGACGAACGGTGCACCCAAGCTGTTGCAGGCCTCTGAGTTTACGTACCCGATGGAGAAGGGCGTCAACCCCGTCATCGCCGAAGGGTTCATGAGGCATGGCGACAAGAACGCTGCACTGTTGGAGATGATCAAGCACGTAGACCGATCCAGACCACCGGTGAGTGACGACAAGTTCTTTCAATTGGTCATCCTCAATATGCTACAACGTCGTCTGGGGTGGGTGGATAACGAGATGGCCACTGGGACTAACGACATCAAGAGGAAGTGGGCCATCGTGAGGAAGCTGTTCACGTCAGAGCAGCGCGTTGAGAGTGCTATGCCGGAGATGGACTTCCCCAAACCCATTGCCGTGTATCTGGACGACGAGGTGACGCCCGAGTACGTTGAGCGACACATGAGAGCGGCTCAGACAAACTCGTCTCGTGAAGACTGGATGTTAACGTGGATCCTGTGTTTGGAGGCGTATCTGTTCGGGGTGGTGACGAACGAAGGAGACTTTGGTCAATTCATTGAGTTGGATGGGTTCTTGTATCACAACGCTCTTGCGAGCAACAACACGTTGGTCAAGATGAGGGACATACTTCTTGTGGGGTCATCAGGGTCGTAACCGGGTTATGTGGATGAGTCCCAAGGAAGAAATGGGTGATCTAATTTACGACCTACTATCGCAAATTGTGAAGAACACTAACATAACCATCAACCTCACCACAAAACACGAGGAACCGAAGGCGGTTGCTTCTACCTCTACTACTGCTTCTACCTCTACTACTGCTTCTACCTCTACTACTGCTTCTACCTCTACTACTGCTTCTACCTCTACTATCCAACCACATTCTCAGAGTGGTGTGAGGGCTGACTTCGTCCAGTTGATTAGCGATCTTGAGAATGTGTCTGCTACTCTGAAGAGGATCAATAGGATTCTGGGTCACGAACACACAGATACCTTCTTCATGCTCCAGAACTTTGATAAGATCTTGACCTCGGTCAAGATGGTCGTGAACGCCGTCTGAGCAGATCTTTTCATTTCCTTACCCCCGGGGGTAAGGAAAAACCTCTTAATTAGACGAACTGCCATTCATTGGCTGCTTGGTTATATTGGAGTTTCTGACCGTTCATTGGGACTCCTGCCTGGATGGGAATGCCAGCGACGCCAGCGACGACGGGGGTTGGGGTGTACTCCCATTGCTTATTGGTTGCATTATAGACGAGTGATTGACCATTAACGGGAACTCCTGACGCGATTGGGATGCCAGAGATCATGTAGGCGTTACCATACTCGAACTTTTCGTTCTCAAATTTAGGATCACTAGACATTTTTAGTATCCCAAGATAATTTATAGGTATGATGACCCCTATAAACTATCCTCTTTACTGGTCGAATTCGTCTGATGTAGGTACAAGGCATCTGTGGGGGCCCTGTCGTTGATCCTCCGGTTGCGTGCGTCCAAGGCTTCTGAGATTACGTGCAGTCGCGCAAGCACCTGACCCACAATGTCCATCGTCATGGTCTTGCACTTGCGAGCCAACTCGGACAACCTGTAGGCGCTGTGCATCTTCCTTATGAACGCATTATTCCGGGACAGTTCCTGAGTGGGCATGCACATTAGTTGAGGTGTTCCGTCAAAGATGGTTAGGTTGCCGTCATCTCGAGGGGGTTGGTATATCTTGCGCTCGACGGTCTTGAGAGCGCTCGTGAGGTGCGATGCAGACTGTCTCAAGTAGGCATCGAGTTGTGAAATCCAGAAGGTGTTGTCATCCTGACCTTTGTCTATACAGTCCCCGAATTCAAAGCAGTGGTTGTTGATGTAGGCGTAGTTGGACATGGTGAACCCTGACGTAAGCTGCAACAGGAATAGCATATCGTAAAACACATGTGAGAATAGCTTCATTTTCTGAATGGGAATGGTAATGTTTAGGTCATGTTGATATATTTGATGTTGCAAAGTCATTATGGTAATGAGTGGAGTATTAAACGTACTCCACCAAACCTTGAAGAGAATTAACTATAGAATTAACCATTATTCATTACCTTGAGAGGGTAATGAATTCTCGGAGGCGGCTCCTTGGTCGTATTGCCCTAACGGCGCCTGCTACGGGAGCGGGAGCGGGACCTAGATCGTCTCCGTAAGAGGACCATGCGAGCGATGGCACGCTCGCGTTCGCTTATGGAGGCGTAGTTCCTACAATGCCCAGATCGTGGGCTTCTATATTGATGGGCCTTACAACGAGGAGACCTGGACCTAGACCTGGACCTAGACCTAGACCTGGACCTGCTACGTTTCCCTGATCGTCTTCGTGGCATTCTTTTTACCAGCTCAAGATAAATTTTTACGGGTTTACAATACCGCTTACCCGATCATATCTAGAATTTTAGAATGAGTAGCTGCTGCCGCTATTCGAGTGCCAGTAGACGACACCCACACCGATCAGGCCTCCGACAACGGCGCCCATCTGTTTATAATCCCACTTGTTACCGATGTACCAACCGGCGACGGCAAGCACGATGACAAGCGCCACATAGAGCAAAGTTAGCATTTCTGAACCATCTGCCATTATGAATCTTTTGTTTACCGTAGATAATTTTTTTACGTTTCCAGTAGAGGCTTGCCTGCCAACAGGCTACGCATCAGGACATTAGGGCTACACTCCTCGCTGCCCCGCGTACCTCATGAACGCGTCATTGATCTCCGGTACGCGTGCCGTGCCGTCGCGTACCGCCATCATGGCGGCATCCGCCACGAGCCGCAGCACGGCGTTGCTCACTTTCCCCAGATTGCTGACGACTCCAAAGCCCGAGTTGCATGCGTCTAATACATACTCCCACTGCATCTTCGGGGACACGATATATGAGAAGGGAAGATCCATCTCTTCATCGTCTAGGGATTCAAAGTCGAGCAACTCCTCGGGTGGTATGTCCTCGTACGCCATCGCGATTTTTAGTCGTTCCAACTCAGACATGCGCATGTTTGGGCCGGGAGCGTCATCATCGTCATCCAAGTCATCAATGTCTCCAAACAGGTTCTCCTCGTCGACTTGCTCGTCACCGTGCTGTTCTTCTCCATAGTCGCGTTCCTCTTCCTCGTCGTCTGAATCGTTCCCATATTCACCTTCACTATCCGACTCTACATCGTCATCGTGCATTTCGACGAAGTTCTCAACAATTTTTTCCTCGATTTGGAGGATTTTCCTGATAGCATTGAAGCAAAACCGTGACATGTTTTTAGATAGACCAAAGAAATTGTGCAGATCGTCTTACCTAATTCAAATCTAATTCCTGAACCGTTATAAACCACCTGATAGGTGTTGGGTTACCACATAATGTTACAGTGCCGCCTGAAATAGAAGTACAATTAACGGAGAATTGAAAACCTGAACTGGTAATCCTTGGCATTATTTCAGAGTATACAAATGAATTTTCATTCGGGTTATTGGTTAAAAGCATATCAGTTGGCGTAGTCGCAGAAGATGTAAAAGAAAACACAGCTGAAACATTGGGACCTGAAAATAGAGCAGATCCCATGCTAATATGGATAGCTATTCTTGGTGGAGGTTGGTCGGGTTTAACAGAGACACTATACACACCTCATTTTATTGAATGTTGGTTGTATAAATATTACCTCCATCACGTTTATATTTATCGTAACCAACTTGAGGTTACAAGATTTCATTGTCTTCGGATACTGAAAGCGGGTTTCATTAGATGTCGTATCTGTCGAAACACTCCTTGCTGCAGAACTTGAGACGCTGTGTTCCTTTGGGGGTCGTGTACGGGGGAGCGAACACCTCCACATCGCACTGATTGCAGTAGATGGGAGTCATTTGAGTGATCCTCTCTCTCAATTTCTGAAACAATCCAGGAGCCAACTCTTTAGCCACGCGAGCCTCCCTCACGACGGACACCACGGTGGTGGTTGGGAGCGCGACCCTCTCAGATCTTTGGAGATGAGAGGGTCGTGTCAACGTCCCCATACGCCTCGGACCCATACGCTTCCTCGTGGCCGGATCGCTCTGCTTGATAAGTTCATAATACCTGTTCTCGATAGATCTCCTCAATCGCTTGATATTGGTCTCTATAGGGGTCTTGTCTACGTTTGGGTTCCTGAACACTTCGGGAAGCAACGTATAGCGATCCAGGTTGATCAAGACGTCTCCCGGGTACTCCTGTGCCCTGATCCTCTCATGATAGACCTGGGGCTCGTCAATCAGGGAAGAAAGGAAGGCGAGTACGTAAGACGTCTTGCGGGCCATGTCGTAGTTGGTATCGATCGATCCAAACGATGCAATGATTGCGTCCACGTAGCCCTCGAGCTCATTTCTACTCAGAGCGGATTTGAGTACGGCGTTGTCCATGAGCATGAGTTTGGTTGCCTCAAAACCCTCAACACCCAGGGGTGTAAACTCGCGTATCCAGTCTCGTCTCGATGCTCTGTACATTTCCTCAGTCTCTACGATCAGGTCGTTGTTCACCGTAACGTATGCCACCTTATCTGGGACGAATCTACGATTACCCTCACACGCCATCTTGTACCAAGTCATATTGACCTTGTACCAACCATCCTTGACCTCTTGAAGTGTTGTGTATTGAGGATCTATGTCTTTGAGGGCGTATCCTCTGATGACTTGATCTGAGAAGGGGAACATCCACGGGGCTCGTTCGTATTCGCGCTCACATTGAGATAAGATCTTGTCTGAGCCGAACATGGTCCTGGGTCGCTGGGTTGGCGACACAGCGCGTCGCGACACAAGACGCTGCGATAGCTTTATCTGGCGTCGGCGATCCGGCTCCATCAAGATACCTCCCTGCCTCAACACGTCCTGAGATATCTCGAGAGGAGTGGCTTGGCGGCGGTTGATGATAACCTTCATGTTCTCGATGCGGGCTCGTACGTCAGGGCGCTGCAAGAATTCTTCAAAGTAACGGACCACGTTGGCTGAGTCGCTCTCGTCAAAGTCCACGAAGAACGTCTTGACGAGAGGGAACGGAATGCCGGTCTTGATGATGTTGAACATCCTCAACAACTCACGGTCCCTGTTTGGATCTGGGACTCGGCGGTCCTGGGTCCATCCAGCGTTAACGACGAAGTTGTCAATCTCATCACTCATCTCACCGAGGTCCACTCTCGTAAAGAGTCTGAAGGGGTTCCTCTTGTCGGGCACGTGTTTGGGTACCGTGGTGGCTCGGGCCTTCTGGCGCTGGGCCGCCTTACCACGGAGCTTCTTTTGAGGACCCTTCTTTTTCACCAAGGCCATTACATTGTCTGCCATTTTATCTATCCGCAAGAAATTCATAGGACTGTCAGCTTCCCGCTTCCCAATCCTTCATGCAATCCTTCGCAAATCCATTTTCTCTTGTAAATAAAAGTCATGTTACTGATAGAGTACCGTATCAAGCTACCCATCCTGTACGATCAGTACCAGATCGCTCACCTCTACACCACCATGGACATGTCCAAACAGTACACTAAACCAGGCGAAGGAGTAGAGGTCCTGGAGAACACCCCCAGCGACCCGGCGTATCTCCCTCATCAGAAACCGGGTCCCAGGGAGGCGGTGGCTAAGGTCCAGCGCACGTCGAAACGCTACTATATCCCAGACTCCATCACTTCACCCGTCGGTCTCGGGCAAATCATCCTTAGGGATTCTTCATTCAATGGGTTTCCCAACTTCAGAACCACTGTGATCGTTGAATCCGCGGGCGGCTCTACCGTAAACGGTGAGTTCACGATCGACACGGTATGCAGGAAGGGGGGCGACGACTCCAACGAAGACAACGTATTTGGACTTCCACTAGGGATCTTGAACAAGAGGGATGTCGTGGACATTAATATCGTTGCAGACCCGCTACCAGCAGACCTTACCGTTGACGACGAGGATCCTAAGAAAGTATTGAGGTTGGGTGACAACTGGCAGGACTCACTCGTCCCCGAGCTATCGATGGTCGTGTACAAGTTGGTCTTTGTCAAGAGCCGCGACCGCGACCCTGTCAAGAAGGAGGCTATCAACACCCTCGTGGTGGACAATCTGAGAAAGATGTTCACTATGTTCCATAGGAAGTTGGTCTGCTCTCATGATCGATGGAAGGATCTGAACATGGAAGATATCAGGACCATGGAGGACGAGACCAAAGACGAGTTGGATGTGAAGAGGAAAGTGAATGGAGGAAGTCCTCGTCCGTACCCGATGCCTCAAAAACTTTCTTTGTTATCACAAAATGGCTGATTTGAAACATCCTATTGGATATCTCGAGCGAACCGACTTTTCCGACTCTGGTGACCTGGTCGGACAGCTCGGTGGTAAACCCGTCTTTGTGATGATTCAGGGTAGCTACTGTGGAGGGTGTACGGCCTCAAAACCAGACTTCCAGAGGTTAGGCAACGACGGCGTCGTGAGATGCATGACAATCCAACTAGACGGAGATAGGCAGAGTGAGAGGGATATCCAGGCCTCGGGTATCCTCAACAACATCTATCCTAACCTAGAGACCGTACCGAGCTACGTTCTCTACGTCAACGGCAACAAGCGCATCCCGTACAAGGGTGGTGATAGATCGTTTGTCGCCTTGAAACGGTTTGTACAACAATATGTTTAACCACCGACCAGTGAAAAATACCTCATTAGTTATTGTAACGGCAACTTGCGGGATCCCGACGATTGAAAATAGCCTGGAGAATTGGCTATTTTTACGAAACGTTGGTTCATTACTCCTAGGAGTAATGAAGCACACACTTTCAATCTAGTAATTGTAGTATCCCTCCTTCTTACCGCTCATCATCCAAGCGATGATGATCACGATGATGATGATCATGGCGACGATTACCCACGTGTTGCTGAAGTAACCCTTGATGGTGTTCTTAATGGTGTCCATGGTATTACCGTACATGTCACCACCATCGTAGCCGTGAGGAAGAAGAGGAGCACGAATGTTCTGCGAGTATGCAGTACCCGCCTGTTGTGGGTACGCCGCGCCTGCCTGTTGGGGGAATGAAGCCTGACCGTATGGGCTGTCCTTGTAGTACATTTTGTAGACCCAGGAAAATATTTCATAGTCCTGCCAAGCAGTGATGATGCTTCAGAATCGAGATACCACGAGTAGAAGCAACAGTAATAGTATGGTAATGACGAACCTGTTCCGTTTCACAAAGTCAAACGTCTCCTCGAGGAACGTCTTTTTAGGAGGTTGTGGTGGTCCGGGGGGCTGCGGTGATGGTTTGGGAGTGCTGTCAAAGTTACACATGATGTCGTTTTGGACGTGATCTATTGAGACATCACCATCCTTGATGATGTCGAATAGGACTTGGCACATCTTGTCCGGGCAGGTGGGGTTGGCGAGTTGCGTCGGGACTAGGTACTTGCCAGACCTATTGGCGCATGCCGTGTACCAGCAACCATCGTTGATTGAATGAGCTCCCTTCATGGCCTGATACGCGTCGTTGTCGGCCCTGTTGATGCACTTGCAGTCTTCCGTGTTGTAGCGGATGCAGTAGTTCTGTATCGTTGCGTCCCGTACGTGAGCTGGTTGCCTCTCGAACCACGCTCTGCACTCGTTGCCTCCCTCACCGATAGACTTGAGGCGGCTACACTCCTTCATTCCCTTTGGACACGTGTTGACTTTCTGAGTACAGTACTTTGCCTCGACGTCGTTGTTCTCTCCGAACTTGTCTTTGTACGCGAGCACCTGAGCCCTCGTGTCGATATTATCAAGGTTGTAGATAC